AACTTCTGCAGAACTACTTGACGCTGTTCATGTGGTAAGCGCTCGACTTCATCAACAATATTATTGACTTCAATCAAATCTTTATTCTCGGTATCCAAATTTCATTACCTCTTTCTGAATGCCCATCGTTGATTTCTTGTAATCACTTTTGACTTTCTTCCAGTCTGGGACTGTATCAGCTTTTACTTTTGAAATGCTCTGGTTAAAGCTAAAAACAGGCAATACAATTGCTGTCATACCAAGTAAAAAAGACTTAAAGTATTGAGGTTGTTTTGTATTTTTTAACATACCAAATTCCTCCTACTCGCTCCATAATATTTTTTTGAATTAACTTGATTATGACATCTTTCTTTAAAAAAGTCAATGTTTCTTGCTCTTTTTAACGAAAAAATCCCCACAAGAACGAGTCCTGTGGGGTAGAAATACATTTTAGAAAAGTTTTCCTTTCATTTTATTTTTTAAATTATTTAGTTGTAATCAAGCCTTCTGGCTCAACTGTGAACTCTGGCTTGTCTGCCAGTGTTCCATCTGGTTTGAGGTAGTACCAGCCTGTCTTGTCGGCTGACTGAATAAAGGCGTTTGATACCATGTTTCCGTTCTTACGGTCGAGGTAGTACCATGTCTGCTTATGCTTAATCCAGCCAGTGACCATCTTACCTTCTTCATCGAAGTAATACCAAGCGTTGTTGATACGAGCCCAGCCAGTAGCCATAGACCCTGAGTCTGTGAACCAGTACCAAGCGTCCTTGTAGTTCAACCAGGTACTACGCTTCATGAAGCCTTTATCATCGAAATAGTACCAAACATCATTGATTTTCTCCCATTTGTCTGTTGGATAAGAGCCGTCTTCACGAACCCACCACCAGCCATATTGGTTCTGTTGCCAGCCAGTTTCAACTTCTTCGGGCGGCACGATATACCCAACGATTTCGCTTACAGAACGCTCGTTGTAGCGACAAGGGCCACCTACTTCTAAATAGTCCCAGTTTCCATCGATGTTCTGCTCAATCGTCTTGATTGTAGAGCCATCTGAGTCTTCATAGACAAGACCAGTATGGCCATAGTTGACACCATCGCCAGCTACGTATGATTTCACGAAGAACCAACCAGCTTTTGGATAGTCAGCGTCATACACGACTTTCAGGCCTTGTGAACGTGCTGACTCAAGCAAGTCGTAAGCGTTGCCCCAGAGCGTCACGCCGTACCAATGACGAAGCCCGTAACAAGGCACGTCGGCACATTGGAAGCCATAAGCTCCATCATTATCCACTCCATCGCCAGCATTTGCCTTTTCGATGAAGAATTGAATCATTTCCTGTTTTTTAGACATGTCTACTCCTCACTTGGTTTCTTGTATTCTAGCGCTCGTGTGCTGTCTGTAATTCCGCTAGTCGTTGGGTCATTGACCAAACCGATAGCAGTCAAGAACACGAATACCGCATTAACAAGCAAAATCAGCTTGTTGCCGATATCACCTAAATCTAGATGATATCCAAAAACTGCTGCACTAGCTTGCAAGACAAGCAAGAAGGCTGGGATTGCAGTCAGCCAGAAAAATTTATTTTGTAGTCGTAGTTTCCAATTAATCATGTGTTTTCCTTTCTTATGGTAGTTGTGTAGGCCAAGGCTCATCTGTCAAGTATGAGATGGCGCTCACACGAATATCTCCAATATCTTTGTTGGTTGGGATGTCTTCGTTAAATGTGAATTGAATGAAATTTAAGTCAGATTTACCGCCTAAATACCAAATTCCATAAGGTCTACCCTTATCGTCATAAGTTGGTCCTACAAGTGAATTTTCGCTTCTAAAGCCTTCTGGAATACCGTTAGGAACAACAACTTTAGCCCCTTTATCTCCACTACTATTATGTCTTACAAATCCAGGTCCATTCCGTCTGCCTACTCCAAACCAACCCCACTGCAAGCCCCCGAATTGATAAGTAACTAAGTTGTTAACTCTTCGTATTTTGATGAACGAGTTGCCTGCTCTAGAGACACTGCTTAACGTCCTCCAACCTGTATCACCAATCAAGACACGCCAACCAGTGTTGTTACTACCTTTCTCTTTTATCCATTTCAGAGCACCGTTTGTGACATTGATATCTACGTAAGTAGTCCCAATGTCCGCCACAATACGGCCTTCTGGTGAGCCTGTACCACGGATTTCATGGCCTACATTCTCTGGTAAAGGTAGAGTGACATTATTACCCCCGACAATGCCGAGGGTATTTCCTGTTAATGTCAGCCTTGGTTCAGGCCTTTGATTCAGAGTTTTAACATCCCGACCGACTGCTTGAGCAAATTCCTCAAAATTGCTCATAGCAATCACGCTTTCGCTGCATTATACGTTGCTACCAGATCAAGGTTGGCAAATTCGTCAATACGACGACCGAGGTCGGCTAGTTTTTGAACCACTGCGCCTTCAGTGCTACCGCTCAATTTAGCGATTTCCTCAGCGAGCTCTTTAAGCGTATTGAGGTTTTCAGGTACCCCATCACCTAAAAGATCGTTCTTAACTGCTGTTTTTGCCTGCTCAATAGCTTGCGTTAACGTAGCATTGTCAATCTTTGTATCGATTAACTGCTTCAGCGATTTGTAATCAACTCCCAACGCTTGAGCGAATGCAATCCATTTACTTGTATCCATAATTTTCTATACCTTTCCAAGATTATAGTATGTGAGCAAATCAGGAATTTCCTGACATGCTCCACCTTCGCTTACATGTCGTTCTGCAAGCTGTTTCTTAACTTCTTCAACGATATCTAATTCCTTTAATTTATAGATATCTTCCGTAACCAATTCCTTGTCTGAGTCTTCAATTTCAATATAAGTATCTCTATCACTTGGGAAGATATACCCTCCAACCGAGATTTCCACTCGATATTTTCCGCTTGGTAAAATACTATCTAAATTAAAATTGACAGAATGGCTAGTGACGGGAGCAGTTGTCTTCCACCTACGTTGTCCCTTTGTTAGAGTAATAACCGCATCTTGACCCTCAAACGAGGTCATGACACCGTAATTTTCATCTAACAATTCAAATCCGAAAGTAGAAGACAAATCCCCTTGTTTGATAAGGTCGCCACCATCAACTCGAGCCAAATTGGTTGTATTAACTCTGCGGTTGTTACAACCCATTCTGAACCTCTTTCTATCTAATCATCAATTAAGATATCTGTCGTAATATCCAATTTCTCAAAATCGCAGTATAAACGATCTATGTATCCATTACCTCCTAGAGTTTTATAGCTTTTGTGCATGCTTTCTACTAGTGAGAATTCATCTCTAGAGGTATATCCTCTGTTAATAGCCCGTCGCATATCACGGTCAAGGCGCAACTTCATGGTATTTAGATGCGCCTCATCGTGAATTTTTAATTTTTCTTGCACTTCGTCGATTTTGGAATTGCTATCTTTAGCGGTAGTCTGGACATCTTTAATCTGTTTCTTAACATCGGTTAGTTCCGAGACGATTTTCTCCGTCTCTTCTTTGGCTTTTTTCGGCAATTTGTAGCTAAGCCAAGCGATGATAATTGGTGAAGCCGATGGTAGCACGTTCATGAAGAAATGTTCTATCTGTTGTAAGACGTCCATAGTTACCCCCATTATTGGTTAGGTGCAACTGTTGTAGCAGAAGGTTCTGTTGCTGTAGGAGTCACGGTAGCTGTTGTAGAAACTGCAGCTGCTGGTGCGACAGTCGTTTCTTGAGGTTCGTACTTCCACGCTGCGCCTGTTCCATCCATTTCAAGACGACCATTACGAGCGAAATCGCTGACAGGTTCACCGTTATAAGTGAATTCCTTGTTCAACTGAACCAAGATACGCTTACCTTCGCCGTCCACTTCAACGTGTGTTGGGTCTTCAAGGGTAATCAAGTCATGTGCCATGTAGCGTTTACCAACTTCGGCAAGTGGAATGAGTTCAACCAATTCCTTGTAGTTGGTTCCATAAGCGATTGTCTTACCTGCTACAGCATTTAAAACGACCGCATGGATGATTTTTCCATAGCGGTCGGTTTCAGCTTTGTTATGCTTAACTTCTTGGTCTGTAGCCGTCTGTTTGGCTTCTGTCTCAGCCAGTTTCTGTTTAGCCTGCTCCAATTCAGCTTGTGTTTCTTGCAGTTTCGCTTGAGCTTGTACAATCGCAGATGTAGGGTCAAGCTCTGCACGAACTTGCTCTAAAACTGCTTGAATGATTTTTTCATCAGAATCTCCTTGATGGTCTCCGTCCAATTCACGAGTATAATACGTGAAAGGTTGTTCCTTACGGATAGTTACTACTGTTTTGTCTACTCGAAAAAGTTTGTTTTCTACTAAAAATTCCATGTTGTTTTGCTTCTTTCTATAATTTATTTCTTAATCCACATAAAAATATTGCAGTAAGTCTGGTACGGAGGTATCGGTGGTGTTGTATGACACAAGCCATCTTTGTGATTAAAAAACACTTCTGAAGCAAAGAATGAACCTGCAGGAGAATTGTTTTTGTATTGAGATACAACCATGTCGGATTTACCATAAAGCGCTGGCAACGATTCTGTTTCGCCACCACGCTTCGCAGGCAAAAGAGATGTGGGGATTCTAAAGATTTTTTTGTCGTACATCGAATTATTATTTGGAGCATTTTCTAGCGAATTTCCGTCAATTGCATATTTCAAAATTACGACATTACCAATGACATAAATTTTATTATCGCCTTCAAGAGCGAACCTAGATGGTCTTACACCACTCTCAAATTCCAAAGGAATGACTCTCATATCCAGCCTGGGCAACACCTGCCAGCTTCCCCAAACGCCATTCACTTTGGTTCTAACCGCAGTAAATGTATTCATGTTATCTACTGCCTGCTGCATAACGTTCTGGCCGTCGATTTTGGTTACAGTCACATAGAGCGGAGAACGTGAACCCTTTGGTGAATTCGAAAGCCCTGCTCCTGTATACATTCCGGACTCCACATAGCTATCCCAGTTTCCTGTAGCAGTTTTAGCACTGCCATTGTCATTCGTCAGCTTGGTTAGTTGAGCATTATTCCATCTATTCTTATCCACGCTCGATACGTGAATAGTCGAATTTTGCGAATGAGAATTAAACTCACTCTTACTCGCTTGTTCAACATTCGTGACATTCCCTAGACCGACTTGAGACTTTGTA